GCAATAGAACCTGTTCCTGTTCCAGCTCCTGTACCTGTAAGTTGTTGTGCTGCCGTGATCCCTGTTCCAAAATCCGTGGCTGCTTGTTGTGCTGCCGTTACAAAAGGTTGATAAGCACCGATACCTGATTCTGCTAATGTTGCTGCTTGTGTTTGTAATGGATCTTGTGTGGCAACTGTGGGTGCAAACTTAGCTGTATCAATAGGTTGTGCCGTTAACGCTGTTAACTGCTTACCATAATCTGTTGCCAGATCTTCGATAAATTGTGGGGGTAATACTCTTGTTTCTTGTACGGCCATTATGCGATGCTATCCTCTAGTTGTTTCATTGTGTTATACATCTTTTGTGCACCCTTTTCAACACTTCCTCCACCTGCTGCTCTGACAGCATCTGCGGTGAATACGAACTCATTTTTAGATAGTCTTGCAGGTACATCATCTGCCTTCTCTTTAGCGCCTATTGGCACAAAACCACCACCTCTAAGGTCCATTTCTGTTCCTCCAAGGTTCATGAGTCCTCCTTCAGCTTTTCTACTTGTATAGTAATCAGAAACTTTTTTTTCAAAATTCTCTCTTAAATTTTTATCTTCTAATAGTTGCATATATTTTCTATCTAAATCGTCTATGTTTTTCTCCTTACTTTCCATCATCATTTCTGCAATTTTTGCCTCTATAGGAAGTCTATCTTTAGCAACATTTGTCTCATCATATGAAGATAATTTTGAATCAATTTTTTTATCAACTTTTTCTAAGTCTCTTCCTGCTGATTCAAATTGTTCTATACCTTTTTTAATTTCTCTATCTTTTAATAATCTCTCCTCTTCAATTACTTTTTCAAGTAACATTTCTATTCCACCAGCTTTTTTCATTGCTTTTAAAAAATCCTTATCTTTTAATAAAGAGTTTTTCAAAAAGACAGGAGTTCCTTCAGAAAAACCAATTCTTCCCCCTTCAGCTTTTTTGTTTAATTGTCTTAAATATCTTTTGTAGTCTTCTTCTGATTCAAAATCTTTTCTTTTTAATTTAC